TTAAGTGGGCATGGACGGATAACCCTGCGTGGATATTTTACGATCTGGTGGTCACTGACCGCTTCGGCCTTGGTAATCGGCTAACGGCAGCCAATATCGACAAATGGACGCTTTATCAGGTCGCTCAGTATTGTGATCAACCGGTACCGGATGGTAAGGGCGGCAGCGGAACTGAACCTCGTTACACCTGCAACGTATACATTCAGGATCGAAATGACGCTTACACCGTCCTGCGAGATTTTGCCGCCATTTTTCGAGGCATGACCTACTGGGGAGATGACCAGATTGTTGCCCTTGCAGACATGCCCAGAGATGTCGATTTTACCTACACGCATGCTAATGTCGTTGACGGCAAATTTGTGTATTCCAGCAGCACAACCAAAAGTCGCTATACGAACGCTCTTGTTTCCTGGTCTGATCCGGCAAATGGCTATGCGGATGCAATGGAGCCCGTCTTCGAACAGGAGCTGGTGGCGCGCTATGGTTTCAACCAGCTTGAGATCACCGCCATCGGTTGCACCCGGCAGTCAGAGGCTAACAGAAAAGGGCGCTGGGGGATCCTGACCAACAATAAAGATAGGATTGTAACGTTTGACGTTGGTCTGGACGGCAATATCCCTCAGCCTGGCTACATTATTGCTGTTTCTGACCGAAATCTTTCAGGAAGAGATTTAGGCGGTCGATTATCCGCGGTTAATGGGCGTGTTCTCAAACTTGACCGGGTGCCAAGTGCTAAGGCCGGTGACTGGATAATGGTAAACCTGCCGTCGGGTATTACCCAATCCCGGACGATTCAGTCCCTGTCCGGTGAAATGGTCACCGTAACAACTTCCTTTAGTGAACTTCCGCAGGCTGAGGCTGTATGGGTAATTGAATCTGATGAACTCTATGCGCAGCAGTACAGGGTAATTAGTGTCACTGATAACAATGACGGGACATATACCATCACGGGGGCAAATCACGATCCGGATAAATATGCCCGTATCGATACAGGTGCCGTTATAGATCAACGGCCGGTGAGTGTCATTCCTCCTGGTAACCAGTCGCCGCCAGCCAACATTACGATCAGCTCGTTTTCTGTGGTGCAGCAAAATATCAGCGTCGAAACGATGCGCGTGAGCTGGGACCAGGCGCAGAACGCTATCGCCTATGAAGCGCAATGGCGCCGCAACGACGGGAACTGGGTTAACGTGCCGCGCAGCTCCACCACGTCATTCGACGTCCCGGGGATTTACGCCGGACGGTACCTGGTGCGCGTGCGTGCTATCAACGCAGCGGAAATCTCATCCGGATGGGGCTATTCAGAAGAGAAAACGCTGACGGGTAAAGTGGGCAATCCACCGAAGCCGGTCGGCTTCATTGCGTCTGAAAACGTGGTATTCGGTATCGAGCTGAACTGGGGGTTCCCCGCGAATACCGACGACACGCTGAAGACGGAAATTCAGTACAGCCTGACCGGTTCTGAAGACGATGCGATGCTGCTGGCCGATGTGCCTTACCCGCAGCGCAAATATCAGCAGATGGGCCTTAAGGCTGGGCAGATTTTCTGGTATCGCGCGCAGCTGGTGGACCGCAGCGGCAACGAATCAGGTTACACCGAATGGGTGCGCGGTCAGGCCAGTATTGATGTGTCCGACATCACCGATCTGATCCTGGAGGAAATTAAAGACTCGGATACCTTCAAGGACCTGATCGAGAACGCGGTGGACAGCAATGAAAAAATTGCTGGCATGGCTGACGATATCAAACAGGCCAACGATGAACTGGAGCAGCAGGCGAAGGATATCGCCAAAAATGCCCAGGACGTCGGGAAGGTTCAGGTCAGCGTTAATGAGCTTTCCAGCACGGTCGGTGATGTGTCATCTACTCTCTCAGAGCTTGAGCAGACCGTCGCAACGGCTGATACCGCGCTGGGCCAGCGAATAGATAGCATCAACGTGTCTATGGACGGCATGACGGGTGGGGTTAAGAACTCGGCCATTGCCATTATCCAGAACGGACTGGCGCAGGTGGCCACACGCAAAAGGCTATCCGCAACGGTCGCCGGTAACAGCGCGCAGCTGGATCGTATTGATGAGGTAATCGTTAACGAGAAGGAGGCAACGGCGCGCGCTCTGCTGAGCCTGCAGACGGACGTTAACGGCAACAAGGCATCCATCAACAGCCTGAATCAGACGTTCTCCGACTATCAGCAGGCTACGGCCACGCAGATAAACGGCATAACGGCGACGGTGAACGGGCATACCTCAGCCATCACAACTAACGCTCAGGCGATAGCGAACGTTAATGGCGACCTCAGCGCGATGTATAACATCAAGGTTGGCGTTTCCAGCAACGGGCAGTATTACGCCGCGGGGATGGGGATCGGCGTGGAGAATACGCCATCCGGCATGCAGTCGCAGGTTATCTTCCTGGCTGACCGCTTCGCCGTCACCACGGCAGCAGGAAACAGCGTGGCGTTGCCATTTGTGATTCAAAATGGGCAGACGTTCATCAGGGCCAGCTTCATCCAGGACGGTACCATTGAAAACGCCAAAATCGGCAACTTTATTCAGTCCAATAACTATGTGGCGGGATCTGCCGGCTGGAGACTTGATAAAGGGGGAACGTTTGAAATTAACGGTGTGGGCGGCGGCGGAAGGATGCTGATATCCAGCACGCTCATTCAAATCTACGACAGCAACAACGTGCTGCGCGTCAGAATGGGGTTATGGTAATGCCACAGGGTTTACAGTGCTGGGACGGCGCGGGGCGTATTGCCGTCGATTTAAGTGATTACGCTATTCGGTATATTGGAAGCACTTCAGTAACATTTGCGGCGGGGGAAACGACTAAGGACGTTTCCTATCCCGGCATTACTCAAGACGGTACATTTATATCGATTGTCACGGCTGGCGTTACTGCAAACGAATATTACTGTCGTGCTTATAATGGCGGCTTTACTGCATTCTATTTGCCTATCACCGGTAGCCCGGCATTCACTTTTAATGTTGAGGTTTATAACTTTCAATGAGTGGATTTGAAGTTTACAACAGTGCCGGCAAGTTGTTCGTCGATTCGCAAAACAGGTCCACCCTTTTTTATGATCAGCGTTCTCTGGGGGCTGTGACTGAAAAAGGGTTTTACCGTGTAGACAGCCCGTTTGGTGACGGAAGCACGCTGGGATTTACCCAGCAACAATTCTGGAATGACGGGAATTTGCGCTGGCTTCAACTGGATACAAATAAGTATGGTTTACCCGGCGCCGATCTTCTTGAAGATAATGCAGGGAGGATGATACGCACGACTCGAAATATTGGATTGCAGAGCGGTTACCTTGACGTATTCGACGCTGGTGGAAACCTTATCTGGAGCGCTGCATCAGCATCGAAAATGCCCAGGGTAGTTGGTTTTTTTGATGTGCCAGCGAGTTATGATCTGCAGAACAATACCTTTACGATAAACCTCGGCTTTAACCCGTGGATTCTGGTTAACAACTGTCCGGGAAATCTAAGTGATGATGGCGGGGCGACGGGTTACTCAGGGATCGCTTTAAAATGGACTGGCTCACAGCTGCAGGGCAGGTATATATCCAAAAATCAGCGCACCTGGAGCCAGACACTACAGGGACGAGGGCTACGAATTCCCATCGCTCAGTTTGTCGGTATTTGATACCGGCGGGACGCGGGGGTATTGAGTAGCGATCATGTCTTGCTTTACACCCTTTGCAGGTTCGAATCGGTATACAACATCAAGCTTATCCGTTTTCTTATAACAGATATTGCTGAGCCGCTTATTTACATGTCGGCTGAATAAGCCATTACTGCTGTCTGAAATTACGTTAACTTCCCTCGTAGCGCAGTCAATATTCACGTGAATATCTCCCCCAAGGGATAAGCGCGCCGCATCCACCGGGTAATCCATTTTGAAGGCATAGTCTCTGTCTTTATCGGCACAGCCAGCCGCCAGCAAAAGTGCCACGGTAAATAATCGTTTCATTTCTACATTCCTGTATCTGCGGGAATATCCATTTTATTTGAGTTTGAAAAATAGTCAGATTGATAAGAGCGATCAATTTTACATTATTGATCGCTCTAAACGATCGTTACTATCGTGAGGTAGTTCATGCTTTATAATACCGGCACTATTGCTATCAACGGAAATACCGCCACAGGAACGGGTACGAACTGGACTGCGCCAGCCAGCCAGGTCCGCGCTGGCCAGACGATTATCGTCATGTCGAGCCCGGTTCAAATTTTCCAGATCTCAAGCGTTGACAGCTCCACCTCGATGACGGTTACACCTGCCGCCGCTCCGGCACTGAGTGGTCAGAAGTATGGAATCCTGGTGTCCGACAATATCTCTGTCGACGGACTGGCACAGGCGATGTCGCAGCTCATCAAAGAGTATGACGAGAACATTGGCGCGTGGGAGACGTTCGCCACAACCTCAGCCAACCAGAATATTACCGTTACGATCAACGGCACCTCCGTAACTATCCCGGGCATTGGCAAACTGGCTCTGAAAGGTACCAATGGAGCTCTCCCTATTGACCAGGGCGGTACCGGGGCAACAACGGCAGAAGGCAGTCGCACAAACCTCGGCTTGGGAAACAGCGCCACAAGGAACGTCGGAACGGCTGCCGGAACCGTGGCGGCCGGGGATGATTCGCGGTTGAGTACTGTCGATAAAAAAACAGGGGGAAATGTTACCGGCAGTCTGATGGTAACTCAGGGCAATAGTATTGGAGTATCCACGCAGGAAGGTGGTGATAAGACTGTTAAGCTATACAACATCACAGGGGATGGGACTGTAGGAAGTTATGTAAACGCTGTGGGAGGGGCCTGGTATAACGGAAACTGGTCTCTTGGCGGAGTTCGGGGGAGTGGGACTAATTTAGACAGAGCGCAGTTAAATGTTAATAGCGGAACTGGTACGGCGGGTTCATTTTTGTTTTACCCCGATGAGAGATTCAAATCATCTTCGTGTGGAGCTGATGGAGCTGGTTATGGTGGCTCATGGTCAGACATTAACACATGGCAAAGAAATATCTCTTTTTTCCGAGGTAACGTATCCGTTAATAATGATGCAGGGTTTATTCCTTTTGCCCGTTGGCATAGTCAATGCAGTGGTGGATATTCTTCCACAGTAGGGCTTGGTTCTATAGCTACCGGGCCTAGTTCGTGGGCGGATGTAGCAATAACAACACTCGGGGATGGTGGTTCTGCCGGGCAACGTATATTTCAATTCACGACAGCAAACGGTGATATATATGCCAACGCTGGTGGAAATCTTTCCGGTAACTATATTTTCCAGAAGCAGCCTAACTGTGACATTACGCTGAAGCACGATATTAAATATGATGATGGTTATCAGTCATACGAGAATATCAGGAAATTCCTGCCAGCAACTTACGTCTACAACGATGATCCTCGTGAGAGAGTTCGCCGAGGTGTAATCGCTCAAGACGTCATGAAGATTGATAGTGAGTACGTAAAGCTGGTCCCTGCTGCGCCAAAGTTTGATAGCGAAGGAAACAGGGTTGATGCTGATGATACGTTGGCACTGGATAACAACGTCATCATGCTTGATA